TTAAAGTTGGCAAGACCTTCGGTCAGGCGGTGACTAGAGGTGCTGCTGCGGGTCTTGCCTATGGAGTTGCGTCTGAAGCTAGACGTGCGCCATTTGCCGTAGCTGACGAGCCGTATGAAGCTGCAACCAACATTGTAGCTTCTACTGCTTTGTCTGCTGGCTTTGGTGGTTTGATGCGTACTGCACCATATGCCAAACCCTTTTTCCAAAGCACCGCCGCTAAGATGGGTAGGATCTACCGTGGCGAGAAGTTTAAGCATGTGTGGGGTGACACTACCTCAAACCTAGATGATGGCTATACAGCGGCTTCTGGCGGCGATTTTGATACTACTCAGGTTAATTGGATGGGCAGCCCATCGCAACGCGCTATGCAGCGCACAGATTTGCCTGATGAAGTAAAAGAATATTATGCAATGCTTTCATATAATGGATCAATATCTACGCAAGGTGCGCGGCGTGGCAGAGCGTTTCAGTCTGTATCTCAGGAAGCGCAAACATTTATAGGCACATATGAGCGTCTGCATCAAACAATGCGTGACTTGCATTCACAACAAGTGCGTGGCATTGCAAAGGCTGCTCGTGTCGGCACTGTATATAATCCTGTTAGCGGCTTTGATGATTGGGCAAAGGACACTATTCGCAGACATATACTATCAAAGTCAACTGATCCAAGGCTTCAACGGCTTGGTAAGGATGGCATGACTGACCAGCAAAAAGAAGCCGGTGTGCTTCTTGGCGATTTGTTTAAAGGTTTTTCTGATGACATGAATTATTCAGGGCTTGTTAAAAACAATGAAAAGCTAAATAAAATTATAGCAACAAATCAAGCTGAGTTAGATAAGAAAATTGCGCAGCTTGCTGACCTTGAGGACAGTATTAAAAAAGGCGGTGGTGCTACAAAAAAACAATCGGCATTTCGTGATGCATTAGAAAACAGGCAAGCAATACTCAAAGCCAGAATAGAGTTTTATGAGGGGCAGATTGACAAGCCTCTTCGTTCTGATTTTGTGTTTCCAATATTTTATGACAAAGGCAAGTTAGCATTAGATGAGCCGCGTAGTGCGCTTACTAATGTGTTTGCAGAAGATTATAAAATGCAACGCCTTGCAGAAGGACAAGATCCTGATGGTGCTTTTTCTGATGCTGAACGTACACTGTCTCGCATTATGCAAGAAGATGGCGAGGAAATGGAAAACCTTATGCGCAGTAGAGATACTGCTGGCAGAGCAAAACATCTAAAGCAACGCAAAACCAACATCGATGTAGCTAAAGTTGTAGATTACATTCATGCAGATATGGAAGCGTTATACACATACATTGATCGTATGGGGCGGCAGATATCTTTTGCAAATAAGTTTGGTGGCAGAAATATTGATGAGGTTATTGAGGATTTAGATGATGCTTTAATCCGCGCTGGTAAAAATTCTAAAGAGCGTAGCAGATTGCTTGCTGATTTCTATGGTGATTATGAGCGTGTAATGGGTACGTTGCAGCGCAGTCCTGATCGATGGGATAACCAAGCTGCCAAGGCTGCTAAAGCTTGGACAGGCTGGACATTTCTTCCGCTTGCTGGTGTTTCTGCTATTACCGACACAGGTTCTATTGTTATGGCGCATGGCATGAAGGATGTTATTGCCGCTGGCTTTGCTGCAACTGATACAGCATTTGCTGGCAAAGTTGTTCGTGAAGGGCAGCTTGCTGGCGAGTTGTTAGACATTACTAAAAATGTTTACGCTAGAGAAATGCTTAACGATACAGCTCGAAAGGTTAAGCCGAACTTAAATGAACGCATTATTCAACGTGGCAATCAATTTATGTATTCAGCTAACGGTCTTGCGTTAATTACATTTGGTGGTAAAACATTAGACCAAATACTAACAAACAACAAATTTATTAAACTGTCGCGTCAATGGTCTGAAGGTAAGATATCTTTATTTGATCGTGAGTATCTTGCTCGTTATGGTATTGATGAGGATATGGCTAAGTTTATAGCCAAAGCCCCTACTGAAAAGCACGATAGGTTTGACTTTGAGTTTGCCAACACAGACGCTTGGGATCAGTCAACCCCACAAGCAAGAGAGATTATGCGTAAGTATCAGGCTGCGCTTGCCTCACATGCAAATAATACAATTGTTATGGGACAGACGTTTGACAAGCCATTGATTGTAGATGGTGTTGCTTATCTGCGTGACAATCCATTTTTTCAATCTGTGCGCAAAGCATTTCCATCGCAGTTTCCTATTGAAAAGCGGCTGCGTACTGGTGCTGAAAACATGGTGCGTATTGAAAGCGGTTTGATGTCGCTGCCATTTACATTTATGAACTTTGCATTTGGTGCTAACAACAAAATACTTGGTGCTATCCGTGACCCTAACAGGCGTTATAGATTGCAAGGTGTAGTTTCCTTGATTGGCTTATCTTATATGTCACTAGCATTTAAGAAACCTGACTACTGGTTTGAAAAGCGTGGCACACCAGAAGTTATGGCACGCATTATAGATCATTCTGGCGTGCTGGGCATCTATTCTGACCTTGCATATACAGGGCTAAACATTGCTGGCAACGCTGGTATGATTAGCGATGACTTTCCAATACCGCCTAAGTATGTAAGTCCTAATCGTGATGAGCGTATGATGGATGCTTTTGTTGAACCATTTGGCGCACCGGCTGGGCTTGGTCTTGAATATGGCAGAGCATTAAAAGATTTTATGGATGGCAATACATCTGATGCATCAGAGCGTTTAAAGTATGCGCTGCCATTTATTGGTTTGTATCCAATTCGTGATGATATGCGCGAGTTAGTTGGTAGTGTAGGAAGGAATTGATTGTGCGTTGTGTACTGCATTGTTGCTATGATAGGGGATTAGCATGACTATTAATTTAAGTGATAACAACCCGCGTATATCGTACACTGTGGCGCAAGGCGTTACACAGTCTGCATTTGTTGTGCCGTTTGAGTTTTTTGAAGATGAAGATCTTAACGTATATGTTGATGGCACATCAAAAACATTAACAACTCATTACACAACCGCAGATGATTCTGGCAATACACAAGCTCATACGCAAGGCACAACTGGTTACATACATTTTACTGCTGGTAATGAAGTTACTGGCATTTCTGGTGGCAGCACTGTCGTATTAACTCGTGATGTTGAGCTTCAACGTGTTACTGACTTTCCAACATCAGGTCCGTTTGATGTTGCATCTTTGAACACAGAGCTTGATAAGTTTGTTGCTATTGCTGCGGATCTTGATGACGCTATTGGTCGTAGTATTCAGATAACTGATTTTGATACATCAGCTGGTTTATCTCTTACACTTCCATCTGCGGCAAACCGCGTTGGCAAGTTCTTGTCTTTTGATGGCAATGGATCGCCAATTGTTACGACTAATGCTGGTAACTATAAAGGCGCATGGTCTGCTGGTACAACATACTCAAATGGCGATACAGTTACAGATACAACGACTAACAACATTTACATTGTAAACACTGTTCATACATCTTCTGGCGTGTTGCCATTAACAACAAATGTAAACTCATCATATTACACATTGTTTATTAATGTATCTACAATTCAAACAGTGTTGATTGAAGATTCGGCAACAAAATTGGCAATAGTATTGGGATAAACAAATGGCTAATACCTTCAAACTAAAAACTAATGGGGCTATGCCAGCCAGTGCTGGTACGCCTGACACACTTTACACGGTTCCGGCTGCGACTACTGCGGTAGTTGTCGGGCTAACACTGGCAAACATCCACACAACCTCAGTCACAGCCACAGTGCAAATTGTGTCTACAACTGTTGACGTTGAAACCAACGAGACAGTCAGCGTTGTTAAAGACGTTCCTATTTTGGTTGGCTCATCTTTAGAAACCATGTCTGGCAATAAGTACATCTTGCAGACTGGTGACGTTATCAAGATTGATTGCAGCGTGTCTGCCAAGATTGACGCAACATTGAGTGTGATGGAGATAACCTAATGCGGTACATTGGTGCTGACGCAAATACTGCTAACAACCAAGTCTACACTTACACGGCTGCTGGCGGTGAGACTAGCATTTCTGGTGCAGACAATGGCGGTTCAATCCTAGCATTTTCGTCTGGCGCAAACCTGACTGTGCATCTCAATGGCACGCTGCTAACGGCTGGCACTGACTACGACACAAACACAGCTAATACCATTGACAACCTTACTGTACTCTCAGCAAGCGACAGTGTGGTTGTTACTGTTTACCGCTTGTTTAATGGGTCTGATGCTATGCCGCTTGTTGGCGGTACGTTTAGCGGCCCCGTTGACTTTAGCAATTCTGTTGCTGGCACGACTGAGGTAAACGCTACAGTAACAGGCAATGTGACGTTAGACTTTTCTAGGTATCAGAATTTTGTGCTGACGCTTACTGGCAATACAACGCTGGACAATCCCACTACTGAGGTGATTGGCCAGTCTGGCTTTATTACGTTCATCCAAGATGGCACAGGCAGTCGCACTGTGTCGCTTGGCACTGATTACGAGACTGCCGGTGCTGCTGGGTTGACGCTATCAACTGCGGCATCAACAACAGACATTGTGCCTTATGTTGTAACCGCATCAGGCCGCATTTTGCTTGGCGCACCACAACTAGCATTTGCATAAGGAGCCGATATGTCAGGCCCACTAGGTTCAGCCCAATGGATGTACGCTTCTGGTGCAGAAGTCACCCAGCAATCCCTCAAGTTTAATTCCAGTGACAGCGCATATTTAAAACACACACCCGCAAGCACTACCAATCGCAGAACAATGACGTTTTCGTTTTGGATGAAGCGTGGACTACTAACTTATTCAGCAAATTATTTGGGCTTATTTAGTGCTTATCCCAACACATCAGCTATTGATTATATTGCATTTAGTCCAAGTAGTGATTCATTAAGAGTTTGGTTTAATGGCTCAACAAGCGCAGATTTAATTACGACACAAGTGTTTCGTGACCCAGCCTCTTGGTATCACATAGTTGTTGCTATTGATACCACGCAAGCAACATCTTCAAATCGCATAAAAATATATGTGAATGGTAATCAAGTCACAACATTTTCTACAGCCAACTATCCTGCGTTGAACTATGAAACATACTGGAACAACTCTAGTTATGCATCTGCGATTGGTGCAAACCTAAATGGCCCCCAAGGATACTTTGACGGCTACCTATCCGACGTTTATTTCATTGACGGTCAAGCCCTAGACGCCACCAGCTTTGGTCAGTTCACCAACGGCTACTGGGAAAAGAAAGACTACGCTGGCACATACGGTACAAACGGTTTCCACCTGACCTTCCAAGATGATGTGGTCAGCGAGGGGTTCAATGCAGTTACCTATCGTGGCACAGGCACGTCACAATCGGTGTCGGGGCTGGGGCTAAGTCCAGACCTAGTTTGGATTAAGCAAAGAAGCGGGACAGCTTTTCATAACGTGTACGACAGTTTGCGAATTGTCGGGGGCGACCATAAGAGGCTTTACACAAACGCAACAAACGCTGAAGAAAGTTCAACATATTCGGGAACAACAAACTTAACCAGTCTTAATGGTGATGGTTTTTCTTTAGGTACTGGAACTGATACTAATAATAGCGGTTCAACCTATGTCGCTTGGTGCTGGGATGCTGGCAGCGGTTCACCTGTCAGCAATACTAATGGGTCAATCACCAGTACGGTCAAGGCTAATCCTAGCTATGGATTTAGTATCGTTAGCTATACTGGCACTGGTAGTGCCGATACGGTTGGTCACGGATTATCTGACACACCCGACTTGATAATTACAAAACAAAGAAGTTCTTCAAACCCTTGGCCTGTTAATTCTGGAACATTGTTTGCGAGTGGCAATATGATGTTCTTAGACAGAAGTGATGCTGAGGTTTTTGGTGGTAGCAATGCACTAGCTAGTTATTCTAACACAACTTTCGGCGTATCTGCGCAAGGCGCAACTGGGGCTATAAATGATAGCGGCGAAACTTACATAGCCTACTGTTTCCATTCGGTGGCTGGCTACTCGTCCTTCGGGTCATACAGCGGCACAGGCGCGGCTGGTAATGCTGTGAACTGTGGCTTCCGTCCAGCTTTTATTATGATAAAGAAAACTGATAGTGCTGCTGATTGGTGGATTTTTGACACAACTAGAGACACAAACAACCAGATAGATAGTGTGTTGTACGCTAATCTTTCAAATGCAGAATTTACAGATACCACTGGCATCTTTGATTTTGAAATAACGTCTAATGGATTTGTGAACAACTCAACTAATACCTTTGTTAATGGTTCAGGTGCTAGCTACCTATATATGGCCTTTGCCGACACACGCGAAGCAGCCTTCTGGAAAGACGTATCTGGTCAGGGCAACCACTGGACACCTAACAACCTAGACTATCGTGACAGCCTGATTGACAGTCCGGCGAATAACTTTGCTGTGATGAACCCCTTAACAGGGGAAGGAACAGCGCAAGAGGGCAACCTTAAAGTCGCAGCAAATGATAACCGTGGGTTTTATTCTTCTTTTGCGATGGAAAGTGGCAAATGGTATTGGGAAGCTGTTATGGTCAGCGGTCAGCCGCTTATCGGTGTCATTGCAACAGAATTACACGTTCCAAATAGTGTTCCAGCCTCATCTGGGCAACACGCTATTTTTTACTATTTTGATGGGCGTGTTTTTCAAAACGGCGCAGTTCTAAGCACAGAAGCAAGTTTTGCTGCGGGTGATATTATAGGTGTAACTTATGATGCTAATACTTATGAAATAAAACTTTATAAAAATAACTCTTTTCAAAGAACAATTACCGCAAACAATCAATACACATATGCCCCCGCTTGCACTGCGGGAAGCGTAAGTGCGTTTTGGACTTTCAACTTCGGTCAAGACAGCACCTTCTCTGGCGCACGTCCGGCTGGCGGCAACCAAGACGACAACGGCATAGGTGACTTTGCCTATGCGCCACCGTCAGGCTACCTTGCGCTTTGTACCGCAAACCTTCCAACGCCTACGATTGTGGATGGGTCTGAGCATTTTAATACGGTGCTGTGGACTGGTGATGCAACTTTCCCCAGAAACATTTCCGGCGTTGGGTTTGATTTGTCAACTGACGGTGGATTAGTTTGGATAAAAAATAGAAGCACCGCTATAAGTCATACGCTTTGGGATTCCGTTAGGGGTGCTGGCGCAAACAAAGAACTAAGCTCTAACAACACTACCGCTGAAGGTGCTTTAGGTGCTTTAGGAACTACGGCTGATTATGGTTACATATCTAGCCTAACATCAGATGGCTTTGATGTGGCTGAAGGCGCAACTGGTTACGAAAGTTATGTAAACGCATCTGGAAATGCCTACGCAGCTTGGAACTGGAAAGCTGGCGGCACAGCGGTCAGCAATACAGATGGCAGCATTACGTCACAGGTTTCCGCGAATGTTGACGCAGGGTTTAGTATAGTTAGTTATACTGGTAACGGTACTGCTGGGGCTACAATAGGTCACGGTTTGTCATCTATTCCGGATATGGTGATTTTAAAGTCAAGATCGGATACATCAGATTGGTGGGTTGCTCATTCTGGAATTCCTAATAATTGGCTACAGTTGGATGACACACAAGCCGCAGGTTCTGGAGGTGGCGGTTCGGGATCTATCGGACATCAAAATGGGTTTACGACGACAGTGTTTGATTTTGAAGCTGGTAGTGTAAATATGGATAACGTCAATAAATCAGGTTCGAATTACATCGCCTACTGTTTCGCAAACAGCGACATTATCAAGGCGGGTTCCTACATCGGCAACGGCAGCACAGATGGCACGTTTGTCTACACAGGGTTCAGGCCAGCTTGGCTTATGATTAAAGAAACTACTAATATTGCATCGTGGTACATCCAAGATTCAACAAGGGATGTTGATAACCCTGTCCAAGCCTTATATCCCATTGCAGATAACTCACTAGCCGAAATCTCAAGCTGGGGAAATATAATGGATTTGGTATCAAACGGATTTAAGCCAAGAGTTAACGACACGGCTTGGAATCGGAGTGGCGGAACCTACATCTACCTCGCCTTTGCCGAAACACCATTCAAATACGCTAACGCCAGATAGGAGATACCAATGGCATATAAATATAGTGGTCGTATTATCCGCGCTGGCAAAGCGTGGACAGACAATGACGGAATCCAGCACCCATCCAACTGGATGGTTTGGTCAGACGCAGAAAAAGCCGCAGTCGGTTTGGTCTGGGAAGATGACGCAGCCAGCTTCGATGGGCGGTTCTACTGGTCAGCCAGTGTGGCTAAGTCGCTGGATGATGTGAATGAGGTTGACGAAGATGGCAACGCTGTGTTGGACGAAGATGGTCAACAGCTAGTAACCAAGGGTTTAAAGACTAACGCTATTGAACTGGTCAAGCGGCAGGCTGGTGACAAGCTGGCGGCAACTGATTGGATGGTTATCAAAGCATCTGAGGTTGCAGATTATTCATTGCCAACAGACGTTGCTACTGCCCGCGCCGCAATTCGCACAGCCAGCAACAATATCGAAGCAGCCATCACAGCGGCTAGTGATTTGTCTGCGTTTATAGCTTTGTATGATGTGCCTGTGGATAGCGATGGCAACCCAACTGGTAACGCACCCATCAACAACTGGCCTAATGAGGCGTAATAATGACCGAAGAAACCAAGACAACGGCTGACCTAGCCTTTGGCGGTATTACTATCGGTGCGTTCTTTGAGGCATTGCCTGAGATTACTGCATTGGTAGCGTTGTGTTGGTGGCTGCTTCGTATCTGGGAGACCGAAACCGTTAAGCGGTTGACTGGTCGACAGGACAATGTTTAAGGCGATTGTCCTAGCTTGTGCAATAGCAAACCCTACTCAATGTATTGAGTTTCATGACATCCGTGGACCTTATGCCAGTCAATCCAAATGTAAAGAACGTGCTATGGAGATGAGTCGTGACATTGGTGAGATGGTTTATGGTTTAATGCCTACAAGATGGCAATGTAAACCATTGCCTAAAGGAATGTTATCTTAATGAGTGCAAAGCAAATACTTGAATGGAGAATACTACCTCGTTTTATGATGCTGGTTATGACGTTGATGAGTTGGCGTGTAGTAGAATGGTTTATGTCGTTGCCTAATCCAACGCCATCACAGGCTGGGCTGGTCAGTGTGGTGACAGGCGCAATGACCGGCGCATTTGCAGTATGGATGAATCACGAAGGAAAACATCATGTGGCAAGCACTGATAAACCCCATCGCTAATCTTGCTGGTTCTTTTTTAGAGCGTAAGGTTGAAGAACAAAAAGGTAAGACTGCTGTTGCTGTTGCAAAAGCTAGTGCTGAAGCAGAAGTAATGAAGGTTGCTGCTACCCATGAAGCTGGGTGGGAGAAGATCATGGCAGAGGGCAGCTTGACCAGCTGGAAAGATGAGTGGTTGACTTTGCTTTTTTCTGTGCCACTTATCCTTGCGTTCTGTGGTGATTGGGGTAGGCAGATTGTTGCAGATGGATTTACTGCGCTTGATAATATGCCTGAGTGGTATCAATATAGTTTGGGTTTGATTGTAAGTGCAACATTTGCTATGCGTGGTGCAACTAAGTTTATTGGAAAGCGCAAGTAATGATTGACGAACTAACGAACCTTATTGCCAAACATGAAGGCAAGATGCTTACAATGTATACGGATACAGTTGGAGTGCCTACCATTGGATACGGTCACAATCTTCAAGAGCCTATTTCTGAAGCTGCTGCATTACAGATATTGTCAGATGATGTCGCTGTTGCCGTTAATGAACTGGATGATCGCATGGATTGGTGGCGTGACCTGCCTCATCCAGCGCAACTTGTATTAGCATCGATGGTG